CCCAATACTTTGCCAATAATTGTGATCACTGTGCCTGCAATTTTTCCAATCACGGTGATGACACCGCCTAAAACGTCGCCCAAAATTGGTGCAATTGCTTCAACAACACCAGCAAACGATTCAAATTCATCTTTGCTGGCAGCAATGGCGTCTGTGATGAAATTAAACGCCTTGACCAAACCTTCCCAAATTGGTTCAGCAACGTTTTTCAAGGTTGTCACAACCCGCGTGATGACGCCATTTAATCCTGAATCTTCGTCAGAAAACGCGCCAACAACCTGCATGAAAATTGGCATTGCCGTGTCATTCAAAAACGTGATGACATTTTGAAGAATCGGCAGCAATGCCGTTCCCAATGTTTCCTGTGTTTCGCCAAATGAAACTTTCAAACGGTCAATTTGCCCCTGGTAAGTTTCGGCAGCGGTTAACGCTGAACCGCCAAATTGTGCATTTAATTCAGCTGCAACGGCACTGAAATCTTTACCCTTTAATTCTGCTGCGCCGTAGCCAATGCCCAATTTGCCCAATGCAGCGGTGTTGCCGTCGTACGCCTTGCCCAATGCGTTGGTGACTGTTTCCAACGGTTTGCCTGTTGCCGCGCTTACGTCCAACGCAAGGTTGAGCAAATCAGTTGCCTTTTGCGTGTCATTGGTAGACAAAACCAAACGTCCCAATGCTGGGCGCAATTGATCGTCAGCAACACCAGTTGCCAATGACATTTGAAGAATCGATTGTTCAGTTGCTGCGATTTGTGCCTGTGTTGCGCCCGTGGCATTTTCCAACGCCAACGCCAATTGTGTCTGTGCCTTTTCGTCAGCAATGGCAGCCTTGACGCCTTCGACGCCGATTTTGATTGCGTATGCACCAGCAGCAGCAGCAGCGGCAACAAACGCCGCGCCAACCATTTTGCCGACCTTGCCCATTTTGTCGCCGAAGGTTTCGACGTCTTTGCCAGCGGTCTTCAGCGATTTGTTGAGATTGTCAACGTCACCAAGAATCGAAAGTTTAAGGGTACGACTGCCAGCCATTAGTCAAACTCCTTCACAACTTTGACGAACGCGTTTTCCCAACGCTTGACGATCTCAGGTTGGATTCTGCGTAATGTCGGATAGATAAACCAACCGCGTGAACCGCGACCTTCGCGACCTGACCACACTGGAAATTGCTTCTTTGTATTTGAACCGAATTCGTTACCCGCCCACAATTGTTGCGTCGTGCCGCCGCCTGAAAACTTTTGCTGCGCGAATCCGTAGCTGATCTCACCAATTTTTGATGACTTTGAAACTTTTGCACCAGTGGCAATTCTGACTTTCGCAGTCTGATTTGTGTTGCTGGTTGCCGCAGCGTCGATCACGCTTGAACGCACATAGTCTGCCAATTCGCTGCTGATGACTTTTGCCTGGTTGGTTGCTTCTTCGTCCATTGCTTTGAAGGAACGGGTTATGGCGCGCAATTCCGCTTTGTCATAACTGATCGCGTCAGTTGCCATTTGCCCGCCTTTCCAAAATTTCAATGACCGTCAAAATGTCTTCGGCACTTTCAAACTCATTTGGTGATAGCCCCGTTGCCAGGGCTATCTCCCAAACGATTCGACTTAGGCTTCCGACTGGGTGGCTTTTGGGTTTGCTTCACCGACGATCACTTCGGAAATGGTTTCCGTCCATGCTTCGATTGGCTTGACTGGCTTCCCAGCTGCTTCGCGCTTCATGGCGTGATAGGCAAGAAAAACCAGGTCTGAAATCCCGATTTTTTCCTGTGCCTGGGAAATCGTGTTCCCCAACAGTTGCAGTTGTAGCAGAGGACGCAGCATTTTCAGAGACAGATCAGAACAGCGCGTTCCTATCAGTGGACGTCAAGAAGTTCGCGGGTCAGCAGAAATTTTCTGTAGAATTATTGACACGCACGTCTCCATTGTTCTATGACGAGTTATTGCGCAACATGGTTGCTGCCATGGCTAAGGCACAGGACGCATACGCGAACGCACAGTTGGTTGCAGGCGCAACCGCTGACGGCACAGGAATTGCAACATACCCAACCGCAGCTGAGTTGCTTGGTGTTGTTGCACGTGGTTCAGCAAGCGTTTATGCAGCAACTGCGGGTCTTGCAAATCCATTTGCACGCAACATTCTGGTCAACACTTCACAGTGGTCAAACCTAATGTCACTCAACGATTCAGGTCGTCCGATCTACAACGAAGTGACAAACCCAATGAACCAGCCAGGTTCAGCAACACCTGGTTCATTGCGTGGACGCGTTGCAGGTCTTGATCTTTATGTCACTGCAAACACTGCTGCAACAACAGACACAGATGATTCAATCTTGATCATCAACCCAGATGCATACACATGGTACGAATCACCAAGCTACCAGCTACGCGCAGAATCAACAGCTGACGGTTCAATCACCGTAGGCGTTTATTCATTCGGTGCAGTAGCAACAAAGATCGCAGCTGGCGCATTCGGCGTAAACAAAGGCTAATTAGCCACAGTCAATCATGACCCGATTCGCTCCCGAGTCGGGTCAGCAGTAGAAAGGGAAGAGCTAATGTCTTTGGTCACTCCGTCCGAACTTCGTTCGGTGCTAGGCGTTAGCTCTTCTCTCTACTCAGACGCGTATCTTGAAAAGATTATCGACACAAGCGAGCTTGTAATCTTGCCGCTTCTTGTGTCTTACTCTTCAGCAATTACTGATCGCCGCATCGGGTCAAATGTTGCCACATTGACGACCAACACTCCACACAATTACATCGTGGGATCCAGCGTCGTTGTGGCAAATGTGGACGCGACATTCAACGGCACTTATTCAGTCACAGCCATAGGAACTGAATATGAATTTTCTTATGCAAAGACAAATTCGGACATTGTAATGAATGCCGTCATTCCACACGGAGATACTTATCTTTCGGGCAAAGATGCCGCCACAATTTACGCAACAAATCCAGCCGTCTATGAAGCCATCATCGTTGTATCGGTTGAAGTATTCCAATCAATCACAGCTGCCGGCGGACAAATTGAAGGCGTTGATTTTCAAGTCACGCCATACAGAATGGGTCGCTCACTCTTGAATCGTGTTATCGGAATACTAGGAAAATCTTTGGACACCGGAGCGATGCTCGCATGAGTCCCGCATCATCGATTGCCGTCAATATTCGAGGCGCACTCAAGACAGCAATCTCCAGCGTTGCCGCTAATACTTACGATGCAGTACCAGAGGCACCCATCGTCCCATTTGCGGCGGTCGTACCGAATACGCCCTATCTTGAGGCAAATCTTATTGGCACATCAACCCGAGTCAAAGTCAATCTTGTCTTAACCATTGGAGTCGCTATGTACTCCAACGCAGCTGCACTCGATAATATTGAGAAGCTGATCTTGAGCATTCTGGCGGTTATTCCGTCAGGTTACACGGTGGGATCCGTGTCTAATCCTGTCCCAATGACGATTGGAGCGTCAGAAATTCTGATGTCCGAAATCGAATTATCAACCCAATACACCCAAACCAATTAGGAGTAATTATGCCAACGACCGTCATCACCGGACGCGATCTAGTATTGACGATCGCCACCGTAAGTTATGATGCACAAGCAACAACCGTATCGCTTGAAGCCGACCATGTAATTGAGACATACCAAACTTTAGACGGTCGCGCCTACAAAGCGATTGATGATTCTTGGATGCTAAATGTAGAAATGCTTGCAGATTGGGGCGCAGCTTCATCACTCTGCGAATCACTTTGGACAGCAACAGAATCATCACCAAACACGACTTTGGCGGCATCGCTAACAGCCGTTACTGGCGCAGTATTCGCCTGTAACATCTTGCCAACATTCCCAAATGTCGGCGGTTCAGCACCAGACGCACAGACTGTCTCACTATCCTTTCAAGTAGTGGGAACACCAACCGAAACATTTAGCTAAGAGATAGGAAATCGGGAGCATGAAAACAGGAATTACAATCACATACTTTTCAGGAGATTCGGAATCGTTTACCGCATCGACACCGGAATTCGTAAAGTGGGAAAGAAAGACAGGCTTGAAGGTTACACAGCGCGGCGAAAATGTCGGACTGGATGATCTGCTTTTCTTGGCGTATAACGCTAAGAAAAGAGAGCTTGCTGGACAGCCTATAAAGCCATACGAAATCTGGTGCGATACGGTGGACGATATTCGATCCGAGGAAGCTGATAGCCCAAAAGCTACGCCGCCGGAAGCCTAAATCGAATCTTGGTTGAACTGGCGATTGCGACAGGGATACCAATGAAGGAGTGGGAAACGGCGGAGCAGATTTACACCGCAATCGAGATTTTGGAGAAAAGGAATGGCAAGTAAAGCCAAACAAGGGCGGTTTGAAATTACCGTTGATCCTATTGAATTCCGAAATCTAATCGAACTTTTGAATTCTCTAGAGAAAGAATCACAAGAGTAAATCAAATCCAAAACTCTTCCCTTGTATCAAAGACTTCCCGTCCACCTTCTTATGATTAGCCAAGCTGC